ATGGCGGTAGCTCCCATGGGCCAATGGATCAGGCCGCACTGGACGGCAGCGAAGGCGCCAACGAGGCAGAGGATGAGGATGAGGAGCTTCGGCCCCCAGGTGGAAATGATCTTGTGATTCATCGCAGTCTTTCTTTGGTGGGGTGTGGGGATCAGATGGAGGTGCGCACGACAATGCCGCGCGCGTCAAGCTGGGCAAGAGCCGCCGCCTGCTGGGCCGCGGCGATGCCAGAAGGCCAGGCCAGGAAGGACGACTCCACGGCAGCCATCCTGGCGATCACCTGGGTCGTCTGCGCGGTCGCGCTTGCGACGACGGCGTGCGCCGAGACGGCGACAGCGACCTGGGAGCCGTCGAGGGATGCGGGGTTGTAGTCCTTGACCGCTCCGCTTCCGACCGCGATGGTGATGTCGAAGCCGTCGCCCACCACGAAGTCGGTCGCCCCGTCAGCGATCGCGAACTTGATCTGGTTGGCGAAGGCCGCGCCCACAGCAATGTCTCCCAGGAGGCGTCCATCAGGACCAGTCACCCGAAACGTGCCAGAGTTGGCGGCAGCCGTGATGCAGCGCACGGTATAAACACCGGCCGCAGCCTTGTCCAAGATCGGAGTGGTGGCGTCCAGGGTGATGGTGCCATTGCCGGTGTTGCCGCCACTCTTGGCGGCCGCAGTGGCGGCTCCCAAGGTGACCTTCCCCAAGACCTGGCCCAGGGACAGAGCAGTGTTCAGGGCAACGGAAAGCGAGTCCCGGGAAAGGCCCGGCACCTCGTGCAGCAGCACATCGCGCAGGGTGGTGGGTTGGGTGAGTGTCGTCGGGATCATCGGGCTTCTTTCTGCAGCCGCTCAGCATCGGCGACTACGGGACTTTTGGTGGACGGAATCGTTCGGTGGGTCTCGCTGAACTGGACCTGGACAGGCAGAGCGGCAAGCAGAGCGTCCAGTTCCGCGAATGCGGGCTCGCCCTCGGCGTACTGAGCTTCTCCGGCCTTGTGGAGCTTGTCGTAGAGCTTTTCCAGGGGGGCGCGCTGCACCGGCGTGAGGCGGCATCCGGCCGGGTCGTTCATGAGCGCATCGAGACGCTCCGAGAAGGCCTTGCGCGAGGCCTTTTCAGCCGACTCGTTCAGCTGGCGCTTCAGTTCGGCGTTCTCGGCCGCCAAAGCCGTGTCTCCTCCGGCTCCGCCACCAGCGTCAGCGGGGGGAGCCGAAGGAGAGGGCGCAGGAGACGTATCTCCCGGCTTGTGGGTTTCGCTGTAGGCAGAGGGGGCGTCGTCGGTGAGCGAGGAGGCGATGTCCGAGAGGTCGAATCCCGTGAGGCTCTCCAGCAGGTAGGAGGGATAGACCTTGTCCGCATCGTCGACCGAGCCGCCGGTGGCGATCAGCTGGTCGCGCAAATTGGAGAACACAGAGCCGATGGAGGCGATCTTCCAGGAGATGCGCATGAGTGCCGATCCGATGGCGCTCATCTGCTCCCACGGTTCTTCGAACTGGATAATGTCCTCGGGCTTCTTGCCGGCATCCGCCTCGGCAAACATCCCCTCGCCGAACTCCAGGGGAGCCATCCCCTTGACGGCCGGATTGGCGGCACCCAAGATGCCCAGGTGCCGTAGGCCCAAGTCCGGGTAGAGGGCCACCGAACAGTATTTGTACTCGCCGCGCTGGACAGAGTCAGCAAACGCCGGCTCCAACTCATCGACACGCACGTACAAGTAGCGCGGCGCCGCACCCGAGGCGTAAGCCTCGAAGACGCCACCCTTGCGAGGGCTGTCAGTCTCAGGGTGCCCCGTCACGACGGGAGGGATGAAACCGCCCGCCGCCTGGGCATTGACGCGGGCCGCCATGGTATCGATGTCGGCCTCGGTGTAGGTGTGGATGACACCGTTGGAATCGGTGTGCGTGCCGCTGCGGAACGCTTGTACCCATGGATTGCGAGGAGTGACGGACTTGGAAGGCTTGGTCGGCTTGGGCATGGAAAGAATTTGGCGCCGGCTCGCCGCAAACGCACATGCAGGATGCACCGCGATCTGCACCACTTTTTACAGCGAGCAAGCGCTCGCAGATTGCGGCGCAGTCTGCACAGCAGTCCGCATGCGCTCTTTCTGCGCAGAGGCGGCAGATTCATTTCATGCCTACCGCAACCTGGGGCGATGCCCTCAAGCAACTCGGGATCTCTGCCGTCCTATTCTACTACTACCAGGGCGAGAGCGCTAAGTGGCAGGAGCGGCAGAAGACCGATGAGGCGCGCTGGCAGCAACTCTTCGCCAAATACACCGACGACCAGAAGCAGAGCCTGGAGTCGATCCGTGAATGCTGCCGCGAACGCAACGCTCAATTGGAACGCCTGGAGGTGCGACCTTGAAGCCCCTGGAGGACCGCGATCGCTGCCGCGAAGATTACGCCATCCTGCAGTTGCCTGTGCGGGAGATCGCCAAGCGCCGAGGCATCAGTGAGAAGACCCTCTACAACTGGAAGAGGACCGACGCAGGCACCGCCAACGACTGGGACACCAAGAGAGCAACATTGACCAGCTCCGCCGGATCGCTACGCGGTGAGTTGCTGGAGCTTGCCATCGTGGTTACGCGACGCATGCGGGAAATTATCCAGGAAGGGAAAGATCCCGAGTCCAGTCAGATTTTTGCGCTCAAGCGTCTGCTGGACTCGGCCAACGCCGCTGACAGGGTCGAGAAGGCGGCTCCTCCCCAGGACAAGTCCAAAGACGACAAGCGCAGTCCGGCGGAGAAGATGCAGGAGGTTTTCAGCATCGTAGAAGGAGCGTTTGGAGTCGCCCCCAAGGTCCCCAAGCCTAGCGGCAAGAGCCGCAAGAAGGGCGCATAAGGTGGCTTCAAGCCGTGTGAAAAAGGCGTCCGAAGCGCCCACTAAAGCTCCCGCAAAGACACGGAAGACCAAGAGCACCCCAGTACCAGCGTCCGCGCTGTCGCTATTTCTCCCGTACCAGATTGCCTGGCTGCAGGATCGCAGCCAGATCAAGCTCTGGGAGAAGAGCCGGCGCATCGGAGGCACCTGGACCCAGTCCTATGAGGACGTGCGCGACTGCATCAATAAGCCCGGGCTCTCTGTGTGGTTCAGCAGCGCCGACATGACAGCCGCCAGCGAGTACCTGGATGACTGCGCCAAATGGGTCGAGCGCCTCAACGCCGCCTCGCGTGGCATCGCCGAGGTGACCAACGGGGATCTGGGGGGCGTCGAGTTCGCCGACGAGGATAAAGATGTCCTTGCAACGACCCTGCGCCTGCTCAACGGCAGCCGCATCACGATCCTATCGAGCAATCCGTCAGCATTTCGCTCCAAGGGCGGCAAAGTTGTCTGGGACGAGGCAGCGCACCACAAGAACGCGGACAAGATGTGGACCGCCGCCGAAGCCGTCGCCATGTGGGGCGACGACATCCGGGTCATCTCCACCCACAATGGACCCAATTCCATCTTCGCCCGGCTGGCAAAGAAAATCCGCGATAAGCGCATGCCGCACGCAAGCGGCCACTGCGTGACGCTGGTGGATGCCGCACATCAGGGGCTTGTGGAAAAGATCCTGAAGCGCCCCGTCACGCCCGCGGAGATCGAGACGTGGATCCAGGAGGAGCACGACAAGTGCCTCACCGAATCCCAGTGGCAAGAAGAGTACATGTGCAACCCCCAGGACGAGGCGACAGCGCTGATAAGCTATGCCGCTATCGACGCCCAGTCGCGCAAGGGGATCCTGCGCAATCTGATCGAGTGCTCCGGGCCGCTCTATGTCGGCTACGATGTGGCACGAAACGCTCATAAGTCGGTGGTCTACGTCGTTGAGGACGGTACCCCAGCACTGACTGCACGCAAGCTCTTGGTCATGGAGAACATGAAGTTCAGGCTGCAGCGGGAACTGCTCTACGAGATCCTGCGCACCAAGAACGTGCGCCGCTGCTGCATCGACGCCACCGGCATTGGAGCGCAGTTAGCGGAGGAAGCGGCAGAGGACTTCGGTGCCTACATGGTTGAAGGGATTCAGTTCAGCACGCAGGTGAACGACAGTCTGGCAACGGACCTCGTGCGCGAGTTCGATGACCACACCATCTGGCTGCCAAGCGATCTCTCGGAAAAGGATCTGGCGCTGCAGAAGGAAGCCATCCACGCCGTCCGCAAAACCACCACCATCGCCGGGAAACCGCGCTACGACGCCCAAGCCAACAAGAATGGCCATGGTGACCACTTCTGGGCGCTGGCCTTAGCCGTTCATGCTGCCCGCGACGGATCCACAGGGCCCGCCCGCGTCGATAGCCGCACCATCCCCGTTTCTGTCCCCGGCTTTTCCGGAGACTTCCACACCTCCCTTGATCGATGGAGCCGACTTTGACAAAATCTGTCGCATCAGTTTTGACGTTTCTCCGGGCCACTTTCGCCATCGTCACCGGACGCTTCTTGCCTCGCGTCGCATCGCAAGCAAGACGAGACACCCGCAAAACGGAGTGCATAGCGTTGCAGATGAGACGAGACAACGGCGGACATTGGAGCCACACAGCGATTTCGGAGACTGCCGAGAATGGAGCACCCCCACAATCCGGCAGAAACGCCCCGTCTAGGCTGGGAGGTTTTCAACCCCACACCTACGCGAACGGGAAACGTTTTAACGGATTTCAACGGTCCTTTAATGGCTTTACGTCGATCGGGTCGGAATCCGACAGGTGCGAGGCGCTCCAATGAACCCGTTTTGGAGGAAAAAGCCCCCTCAAGAGGCTCTGAAGGCCCTATCAGCTCCCAATTTTGCCGAAGGAACCGCTGTTTCCGGGGGTGACCTCACCAGCGAGTTCGCTGTGCGGCAGTTTTGGACATCCCTGTCCGCTCTGGCGTACCTGCCCAACCCCGATCCGATCTTGCGTTCCGAGCGCATCTCCATCTCCACCTACCGACAGATGGCGGATGGCCATCTGGGAGCAGTCACACGCAAGCGGCGAGCGGCCGTGCGGGCGCGGCCCTGGTCCCTCAACCCTAACGGTGCCGCAGCGCGATCCGTCAAGCGCACCCAAGCTATGTTCGAGGCGCTCGACGTGCGCCACGCCGAGACCATTCTCTGGAGCAGTTGCCTCTACGGCTATTCCGTGCTCGAGGTGATGTGGAAGATGCAAGACGGCATGCTTGTCCCAGGTGAACTGCGCGACAAGCCGCAGGAGTGGTTTGGATGGCACTCCGACGGATCGTTCCGTTTCATCGACGACACCGGCCTCGGAGAGATTGTCCCTGAGCGCAAGTTCCTGGTCGCGCGATCCGAACCCACCTTCACCAATCCCTACGGCAAGCCACTGCTCTCTGAGTGCTTCTGGCCGCTTGCCTTCAAACGGGGCGGGCTGCGCTTTTGGATGACTTTCTGCGAGAAATACGGGATGCCACGCGCCATCGGATCGGTGCCGCCAAGTGCCAGTCAAGCTGAACGAGATGCACTCTTGAACGTGCTCGTATCCATGGTGCGCGATGGCGCGGCTGTCATCTCCGACAACCAGAAAGTTGAACTGCAGGAAGCCGCCGGCAAGGCCAGCAGCACCGACGCCTACGCAAAGCTCGTGCAGTGGGCTGATACCGAGATCTCCAAAGCCATCCTCGGAGAGACGTTATCTACGGAACTCGGCTCCGTCGGTTCACTGGCGGCAGCACAGGTCCATAACGACGTTCGCAAAGATTTAGCCTTGGATGACGCCAACCTGATCGAGGCGTGCTTCAACGAGCTCATCGGCTGGATCTACGACCTCAACTTCCCTGGCGAGTCCGTGCGGCCGCGCTTTGAGATCCAGATGCCCGAGGACCTCAACGAGGCACGCGTGACGCGCGACAAGACGCTTGCGGAAATGGGGCTGCGGCTCACCGGGGACTACTTCTCGGATACCTACCGCATCGATCCCAAGTACGTCGCAGGCGTGGCGTCTCCCAGTAGCGCAAGCGATGCTGCAACAACGTCCGCACAGGCTGCCGCTGCCTACGCGGAGCCTGGCGCTCCCGTCATTGCTCCCAAGGCATCATGGCGCCCTGACGAGCTGTCGCAAGCTCTGGCCGCAGAGATTACTCCCGAAGACATGCGCGATCAGGAGCAGGAGATTGCTGGGCAGGTGCTGGAGATGGCCAAGAAAGCCAATGGCTTCGACCAGTTCATGGAAATGCTGGAGACGGAGTACCCGACGCTCTCCATGCCCAAGTTCGAATCGGCCGTGGAGAAGTTCACGCTGCTGGGAGATATGGCCGGCCGCACCGACGCCGGCGGCATCGTGCGCGAGAAGCTCGAGAAGGTCGAAGCCACCTGATGGCAACCCTTGGCAACGAGGACTTCGCGGCAATGTTCCGCACGCCTCCCGCCAAGGCGGTGGCGGCATGGAAGAAGCGCGCCGCCAGAATCCTTCCGACCAAGACCCAGCTCAAGCGGGCAGATGCCGGGCTTGCCAACCCAGACGCTAAGTGGGCCTACCAGGACATGCTCTGGAATGCCCACAGCCGCGCCTTCTTTGTTGCCCGCGTAGCCAAGGCCGAGGTGCTGGACGCTATCCACACTCAGGTGCAGGCCGCGATGGATGAAGGAATCCCTTTTGAAGAGTTCCGCAACCGCCTGCAGCCGCAATTGCAGTCCTTGGGCTGGTGGTCGGGGGAAGGGAACCAAGAAGGCAAAGCCTTGGTGCGCAACATCAAGACGGGAGAGGATGAATGGACGCGCCTGGGAACTCCCCGGCGGCTGCGCACCATCTACGACACCAACCTCTCCGTCAACTATTCGTCGGGGCACTACCAGCAGCTCAAGGCCGCTGCCGCTCTGCTGCCCTGGTGGCGCTACGTGGCGATCATGGACAAGCGCACCCGCCCCCCTCACGCAGCATTGCATGACCACGTCTGGAAGCATGATGACCCCGCCTGGGCCAGCATCTGGCCACCCAATGGATGGCGCTGTCGCTGCCGCGTTGAGCCATGCACCGAAGAAGAGGCTGGAGACCCCCAGTACACGCGCCAAGATGCCGCCGCACTGGTGACGGAGCGCCGTCGGGTGGGTAAGGATGGCCCCATGGTGGATGTCGTGGGAGTGCGAGCCGCGAATGGCCAAGTCGTCTTCCCGGATGCCGCGTGGGCCTACAACCCAGGCCTGCACAATCATGCCATAGAAGACCTTGCGTGGGAAAAGGTCAAAGCGCTTCCCGAGCGAGCGCAGAAGACCTTCGTCGATTCCGTCGCCAAGGACAAGGGATTTGCCACCGAACGACGCAAGGGCTTCGAGGCATGGGTGCAGGGGGTGCAGGACTCAGGGAAGTTCAGCACCAAGGCGCCCCAGACCATGGCGGCCGGATGGCTCCCGTCCGACATCCTCGCCAAGGCCTCCAAGCTGGCGGAGACGCCCACGTCTCCCGTCGTCGCCGTCACCGACGAACGCGCCTGGCACGCCCGCCGCCCCAGCAAGGACGATGACCAGAAGGTGACCTTGGAGCAGTTCCTGGATCTCCCCGAAGTACTGTCAGGGACGGGACCGGTCGATTGGCACAAGGAATCGCTGCTCTTCTACGGGGCACCCTACGAGCGAGATGGCAAGAAAGTGGCTGTGCGCTACGTCATCAAGGTCGTCGATGGGGAGCCTAGCCTCGCAACAACCAGCGTCGTGCGCGAAAGCGAAATCAACAAGTCCGGTCTTGTTGTGGTAAGACCCAAATGAGCGGGGTGGCAAACGATCCTCGGGGGTACCATTACCTCCCCACTCACACGGTCAAAGGAATTTCCTTCAAGCGTACCGGCGTTGGATTCTGCCCGAGCCTCAAGGATCGCTGCCGGTTTGAATCTACCCTCAAGGCGCCTTCAACGCAACTGCAAAGGCGCTTGAATGCCTGATTCCCAAAACTCCGTCCATCTAGAGGGTGGCCGCCAGACGCGGCAATGGCTGCAGACGATCGAGCGCCAGGGGCGCACCCTATCCGAGCCCATGCAGGCTATCGGCCTGATCTTGGAGCGCTCGGTGCGCCGGAACTTCGAGGTGGGTGGTCGCTATGGTAGCCCAGGCTCCATCATTGGTGGCCCCAACAAATGGGCACCCATCCTACGACGCGAGTCCATCGTAGGAGCTGGCCGTTCATCCATTCAGCGTGGCAGGCTCGAGGGAGGCGGTATCCTGATGCGCTCGGGGATGAGTGGTGGCTTGATGGGGAGCGTCACATCCAGCAGCAGCAGCACCGCAGCATGGGCCAGCACCAACAAGGCTTATGGCGCTATTCAAAACTTCGGCGGGACGACCAGGGCGCACGAGATCAAAGCCCGCAATGCTAAGGCGCTGCGGTTCCTCTCGGGCATGCAGACGGTCTTTGCGCGTTCGGTGCACCATCCAGGATCCAAGATCCCGGCGCGCCCCTACATGGTTATTCAGCCGGACGATCTCAAGACGGCTAAGAAGATCATGCTTGACTACCTCACCCGGCGTCCCCAGCAATGAGTGCTCAGATGAGAGAGAGTTGCGCCGGGTCCTCGTGGCGGATGCGTCCCACCGGGCGGGATCCCAGGTATTCCTGCACTGTCCGGAGCGAGATGCCCAGGGTGCGAGCCAGCTGGGGAGCATTGTGGCCGCTGAAGTGGTCTTGGAGATACCGTAAGCAGAAGGCTTTCGGGAGGTTCTTAGGAAACGAGATAGGCGTCCCAGCGCAGCGGTGCCAGATCGACAAGGCTGTGTCAAGGCCAAACTCCTCAGCGATCCAACGCAGGTCGTCGCTGGGGAGATCGTCAATTTCCAGTTCGCGCCATGCCGCAGGAACCCCCATATCTGTCCAATATACCCCATTTTCACTTTTTTACACCACTACATGTGGTATTGCTGCGATTTCCCGCGTGTTCCACAAACCTCAATTCCCCGCAGAAGACCAAACCATGCCCAAGCCCATCGTCCCCTGGATCGGTGGCAAGCGCAGGCTTGCCAAATCGATCTTGCCCCTCTTTGGGGAGCACGAGTGCTATGTCGAACCGTTCTCAGGAGCTGCCGCCCTGTTCTTCCTCAAGGAACCAGCCAAAGCGGAGGTGCTCAACGACGTGAACGGCGAGATCGTGAACCTATACCGCGTGGTCCAGCACCACCTGGACGAGTTCGTGCGCCAGTTCCGCTGGTCGTTGGTGAGCCGCGAGATCTTCAAGTGGCTCCAGGCTACGCCATCTGAAACACTCACAGACATCCAGCGAGCTGCACGCTTCTTTTACCTCCAGAAGCTGTGCTTTGGCGGGAAGATCCATGGTCAGACGTTTGGAACAGTCACCACCTCACGGCCGCGGCTGAATCTCCTGCGCCTGGAGGAAGACCTTTCCGACGCCCATGTGCGCCTGGCTAACGCCACCATCGAGCATCTGGACTGGGCCAAGTGCGTGACTCGCTACGATCGACTCCATACGCTCTTCTACTGCGACCCGCCTTACTGGGGCACCGAAGGTTATGGCGTCCCGTTCGGGCTGGAGCAGTACGACCGCTTGGCGGACCTGGCGCGCACCATCCAGGGACGCATGATCGTCTCGGTGAATGACATCCCCGAGATGCGGACGGCCTTTGCGGGGCTGCACATGGACTCGGTGACGATTGCCTACACGGTGGGTGGAGGCGCTAAGCCCACAGAGGCCATGAACGAACTGATCATCCGCAACTGGTGACCTGTGGGCGGCCGCTTCATCCGGCGGTCGCCCTTCTTTGAAAGCCATGAGGCGGGGTCACGCCTAAACTGCCTTACTTCCCATTAAGGGCAATTCTGGTATTCGACACTCACCTCAACAATCCAGCCTCCCGAGCATGGCTCGCTTCCACCATATCTTACGCGGTGACGCCCAGGGCACTTCCCTTCATGGATCGCATGCGTGAGACGGGACGCCAGGATCTCTTTCACGGCAGAAGTGATGTCAAACATCTTTCCGCACCCCTTTACTGGACAGTCAATTGTCCCCGGAAACGGCACTGTATCCAAATCGAAAGGACCCAAAAATGAATACTCCTCATCGTCCCGAGACCGCGTACCCCCCTTCACACTTAGCCGCTTGTATTGATCTGTTTCACGA